GCTCAATTAGAAAGCATGAAGGCGCAAGCCAATGAAGCTCAACTTGCTATCGCTGCCCGCGAAGCTGTTCGCGCTGATGTTGCCTCTAAGCCTGACAGCGTGCCAGTCAACGACCCTTTCCTCAGAGACTAGCCACGTTTCTTTCTGTGAGGCGGCTCGTGCTATATACTATTCTAGGCACGACACGGCCCCCACTAGGGCCCAGATACGCGAGCACAATGCGGTAGGCGTGGCTCTAAAGTGTGGGTGGATTAAGAAATGACGACGGGGTTAAGCTTTAACGGAAGTGACGCGGGGACATCTAGCTACGTCGCGCAAATATCGACGATGGCGGTTGTCGACCCCCTGGACGATGCTTTCGTTACGATCCTGCCCCAAATGATCACATATGCAGAAAACCGCATATATCGCGATCTAGATTTTCTCTTCACGTCTTTATCCACTACTTCTTATTCATTAACGACCGGCAGTCGGCAGTTAAACATATTAATTTCCCCGACAATGACGCCTGGACCGTTTGTCGTCCCAGAGCAAATAAATCTCATCACGCCTGCCGGACAAACTAACCCAGATCTTGGGACCCGCGTCCCGCTTTTGCCAACGACAAAAGAGTTTCTTGATGCCGTTTACGGTAACTCGACAGCAACGGGACAGCCAAAGTATTGGTGCCCCTTTGACGACTACACGTTCTTAGTTGGTCCTTATCCAGACAACTCTTATACGGTAGAGTTCGTTGGAACGTATCGACCTCAAAGCCTTGGCCCTAGTGCGTCCGGGGATCCTAATTATCCAGGCTATCCAAATGCGGCATACACAACGACGAACACATTCATTAGCCTGTATTTGCCTGATCTATTTATCATGGCAAGCATGATCTACATTTCTGCTTATCAGCGTAATTTCTCAAGTGCTATGGGCAACGACCCACAAATGCCGATTACTTACGAGACGCAATATCAAGCACTCTTAAAGAGCGCTCTTGAAGAAGAGGCGCGCAAAAAGATGGAAGCTGCTGCGTGGTCTTCACAGGGCGCTTCAAGATTTGCTACCCCAACTCGCGGTTAATATTATGCAATTTAAAAAATGCAACAAATGCGGCAAAACAAAAACAATTGATATGTTTTCTATTAAGAAAGCATCAAAGGATGGCCGCATGAGTATTTGTAAAGATTGCGATGCAGCCAAAGCCAGAAAATGGCACGCAAACAATCAAGAAAAATCAAGGGCTAGGGCAAAAAAATACCGCGAAGAAAATAGAGAGCATGTTCTTCAAAAAGATAGAGATAGATATTACAACGACAAAGAAAATATTTTGAAACAAAGAGAAGAACATTATGAAAACAATAGAGAGATGATAATAGAGCGTGTCGGAAAATATCAGCGTGAAAATAGGGAGGTTAATAGAAAAGCACGCAAAAAACATTATCAAAATAACAAAACGGATTATATGGCTAGAAGCGCAACGCGCAGAGCAGCAAAACTTAATGCGACACCAGAATGGCTTAACGAAATTCATCATATTCAAATACAATGGTATTATGCTGCCGCGAAAATGATGTCAGAAACAACTGGCGTTCTTCATCATGTTGATCATATCCACCCCATACAGGGTAACGGATTTACTGGTCTTCATGTTCCTTGGAATTTAAGAGTGATTAAGGCAGAAGAAAATCTTAGTAAGGGAAATAAAATACCAGCGGAACTTTTGCATTTAATGTGGGAGGCCGCTTAATGCCGCATCAAACACTCAAGCTTATCACTGGCGTCGATCAAAACCGCACAACGACGTTCAACGAGGCGGCGATATCTCAAACAAACCTCATACGGTTCGTCCCCGATCGCCAGGGCGTCGCGCTTGTCCAAAAGCTTGGCGGATGGACAAAGTTCTTCGCGAACTCAGTGGGAGACATCGTCCGCGCATTGTGGGCGTGGGAAGACACGAACGCCAATACTTATTTAGGTCTTGGGCAGCAAAGCACGTCAGTAAATGGCAATGGCCTGTCTGTTATTTATAACAGCAATAGGCAGGTTATTACGCCACGGACAGACACATTAAATTATGCATTTGACGCAAGTAATGGAATAACGACGCCTGCAGGATCAAGCACAATAACTATTTACGCAGTTGGCTCTAATGTCAGTGCGTATGACACCGTATACATAAAAACTCAAATAGCAGTAGACGGACTGGTGTTGTTTGGCACATACCAGTGTTTGTTTTTAGGTGCTGATCAGTTTCAAATTGTTGCAAAAGATGCGCTGGGGAACCCATTAGCGGCGACGTCAACAATAACGTCTCCAAGCGGCGCTGTCCCCGTCTTTTCTTTTAAAAGCAATCAAGCTCAAGTAAGTGTTGCATTAAACAATCACGGCTATTCAGTTGGAAGCACATTTCCAATTGTTATAAGCGGGACTTACGGGTCTGTAACATTATACGGAAACTACACAGTAAATTCAGTTAGTGACGCAAATACCTTTACGTTTATCGCCGGATCTACCGCGACAACCGCCTCTATTGTAAGCGCCAGTGTTACTTCTGGAACTGCTACCGTAATATTTAGTGGAACTTATGTTTTCCATGTCGGTGATAGTGTAACAGTATTAGGCACGACGACATATGACGGAACATATACGGTAACTGCGGCGACATCTAGCAGCGTATCGTTTGCGCACGGCGCGGCGGCATCAATTGGCGCTGTAGGGACCGTGTTAAATAGTTCTGCATCTTTAAATGCAGGCAAGGCTCAATATCAATTTTATAGAACGCCCGCCCCTCTTCCAACGGGCATAGGATACGGCGTCGGCGGATACGGAGCTGGCGGCTACGGCACTGGCGTTCTTCCTCCGGCAACTATTCAGGGGTCGCCAATTACTGTGAATGATTGGACGCTCGACAATTGGGGACAGATATTTATGTCGTGCCCAGTTGGCGGTGGTATTTATTACTGGCAGCCGAACACTGGCTCTGTTGTCGCGTCAGTTATACCAACTGCGCCGATAGTAAATGACGGCATGTTTGTCGCAATGCCTCAACGCCAAGTTATTGCGTGGGGGTCAACATTTACCGGCATACAAGATCCGCTACTAATTAATTGGTCTGACGTTAATGATTTTACTTCCTGGATACCAAAGATAACAAATCAGGCCGGCTCTTATCGTCTCCCGCGTGGGTCAAAAATTGTTGGGTGCATTCAGGGTCCGCAACAGGGACTTGTTTGGACAGACCTTGCAATTTGGGCAATGCAATATTCTGGTCCGCCATACGTCTATCAGTTTAACGAAATTGGCACTGGCTGCGGACTTATCTCGCGCAAAGCCGCCACATCAATGAATGGCGTCGTTTATTGGATGGGGCAAAGCCAGTTCTTCAAGCTTGGCAATAATGGCGTAGAGATAATTAGATGCCCGATATGGGACGTTATTTTCCAGGACCTTGATCTAAATAATGTCGATAAAATTAGAATTGCCGCCAATTCACAGTTTGGTGAAATATCCTGGTATTACCCAACAACGACAGACGGCGGGGAAGTATCTAAATACGTCAAATATAATGTCACGCTTGATCAGTGGGACTTTGGAACCTTAACGAGAACGGCGTGGATCAATCAATCTGTTCTTGGTCCGCCAATTGGTGCGGGCATATCATCTCCAAACTATTACGTTTACCAGCACGAGACATCTCCAGACGCTGACGGAACAGTAATGCAGTCGTTCTTCCAGACTGGATACTTTGCGATGTCAGACGCTGAGGTTAAAGTTTTTGTTGATCAGGTTTGGCCTGACATGAAGTGGGGATATTACGGGCAGTCTCAAACGGCTCACGTAGAGTTGTCGTTTTATACTGCCGATTACCCAACAGATACGCCAAAGATTTACGGTCCTTATGACCTAAGCACGGCGACAACATACATAACACCACGCTTCCGTGCGCGTTTAATGTCACTACGCATAGACAGCTCTCCTACTGAAATCGGGACTTTCTGGCGTCTTGGTGCTATACGTTACCGCTATGAACAAGATGGGAAATTCTAGTGGAAAATGATCATATAAAAAATATTGCTTTTGAGCAGCTAATATACAACCCAGATACTGGTGTTTTTACTTGGGCTGTATCGCGAAGAGGAATTAGCGCGGGGGCTATTGCCGGAACAAAAGAAAAAACTGGGTATAGAAAAATAATGATTAATCGTCGTTATTGCGGGTCGCATCGGTTAGCTTGGCTTTTTATTTATGGCGAATGGCCAAATGGTATTATTGATCATATAGATGGCGATCCATCAAATAATATAGCTTCTAATTTGAGGATTTCTAATACATCATTAAACGCAGCTAATAAGAAAAAGCCCATTACTAACACATCTGGGTTTAAAGGCGTCTCTCTCGTAAAATCTACTGGAAAATGGTATGCATGCATTAAAATAAACGGCAGAACTAAAAATCTTGGATTTTATGATAACCCTGAGATGGCACATAATTCTTATATAACCGCA